CTGGAAGCCATCTACAAGCAGGAGCATTCGCTCCAGGCGTTCCTCGATCGCAAGAACTTCAAGACCTATGCCGAGCTTGAGAGCAAGCTCAATATGGTTCTTGGTGTAAATGCTGCATCGCCGGCTCAGCGCCGTCAGCTTGAAGAGGATTCGACTCCGCCTTGGGAACCTAAGGCCGCCGCTGAGGCTCCTTCGTTTGCCGAGAAGGAAACTCCTTCGATTCCGGCTTCGAACATTGATGACGACGATGATGATCTGTCGTTCTTCAAGAACCTGGCTGATCAAGACTAAGGGGAAGGGGAGTTTCGGCTCCCCTTTTCTTATGCAACTCCGAAATAAACTCTATACTGCGTCGCCAGATCCGGATTGGATTTTGGCGGCGTTTGTATTTCGCCAAGGCTTGTAACTGCCGGTGGAGGTGTTGGAGCTTTAACTTGCTTCTCAACGACAACAACTTTCGGGGCGCTATTAAGTTTTTTGCTAAATGCTACAGATTCTGAGGCACTTGGAAGTTTTGGAGGCATTGCTGGAGCCACAGGCACATTTGCATCAAGCCCAGCTATGAGTCTTTCGGCAAAGGCATTCGCTATGTTTGTTCTGGCTGGCATATTGCCATCTTCACCAGCAACAGCATAGTAGGACGAATCACTACGTCCTTGTCCTGGTGGTCCAGGTCTAGTTCCTCCAGTCCCACCACCTCTTTGCTGAACGTGAACAGCATCACCCTGTGGAAATGGTTGTTCTAATCCATATTTTGCAAGAATTCCCAGACGCGCCATAGCATTGGTGTCTGGTGTATTGAAGTCCATTGCCAAGCCGCGTTCATGCCTAGATCCACCAGGAGGAGCAGCCATCATGCCGCCATTTGCTGCGATACTAGCCTGATCACCGCGGTATCTGAATCCAGAAGTCATCAGCGCAATACGGCCGGTTCTTTGCTTATACTCAGTAAGAGCACCTATTAGTTGGCGCTCAAATGTTGGATCTAGATTTTGTAAGTTTCGTCTATTACCGGTTCGACCGCCATTAAGATTGATGATCGATCCGACCATATCATAAAGTTTACCACCGGCACCAGTAACTGCAGCAACGCCAGAACTTACCGCATCGACAGCAGCATTACCAACATTTGTGGCTGCATTCGTTACGGTATTAACGGCTGCTCTAAATCCACCGACAGTACTACTTGGTCCTAAACCAATCTGCTGTCTCTTTTGACTAACTCTTTGCCCAAGCTCTGCAATAGTGATATTACCATCACGGTTAAGATCTAGCCCCGAGTTTTGAGCATACCAGCTACCATTTGGGTTATCGCCTGCATCGTTTGCTCCGCCCCGTCTTGCGACAACAAAGTTAGGCGGTCTACTGGTGTACTTTGGAAGAAAGACCGAAGCATATAGGTTACCTGCAGTAGCTCCTCTAGGAAGTCTATTCATCGCAAAGTAGCGATCAACCCAAACCATCTGCTGCACACGATTCATACCATACAATGCATCAGTGCTTGTTCCAAGCGCTCGAGCCGTGTTAGGCATAAACTGAATCAGACCAGTAGCACCACTTGGATTTCTTGCCTGAGGATTGACACCAGATTCAGACTGCATAAGACCAAGAAGGTCATTAGCATCAATATTGTATTTTTGAGCTAAAGCATTAACAGCTTGGATGAACGGAGCATCGCTGGCCCAAGCACCTCTACCACCGGCACCAACCGCCGCGTATTCTCCACTACCAGCTCCAAGTGCAGCCCCACCATAATCAATAAGATTTCCTGCGGCCTGACCAATGGATGACAGTATCGACTCGGCTTTTTTGGCTACAGTAGCAATTGTATTTGAAAGAAAATTGGTTCCAGCAGAAACTACATCCCTGGCCACTTCGTATGCTTTTGGAGCCAGTCCAATTGCACCACCAAGAGCGGCAAGTTTTAGGAGACTCATTGCTCCTCCACCGCCACCAGCTGATTGGCGTGGTCTTGGTCCTGATCTTGATGAAGGACCATCTGTATCGCCGCCTCGGCGGCCTCTTCTGCGACCGCCTATTGCATCTCCAGCTTCATCTAGGACTTCTTCAGCCAGTCCACCACCACCTCCTCGGGCACCACTAAGATCAAGTTGTCCTAGCGCGTCTCTAAGAGAATTAAGCTTTTCAGTAAACTGTGGAAGATACTGAAGAAGCAGTTGTGTGTTTGGATCAACACCTCCTTCCGATGGCATTGAAGGAGAGCCGCCGCGACCAATATTCTTTTCAAGCGAAGCTTCTTTGTCAGACATTCTAGTCTGCTTCGCCTTAGTCTCCTCCATAAGAGACATGGTGTCTTCAGAGGCTTCAATCTGATAGAATCTGTTAAGTAGCTTTGTGAATGCCTTGGTTGTGGATGCTAATTCACTTCTTGAAACAACCAGATCTTTATCCGGCTTAGGCACTCTGATAATCATACTTCCATCTAGGATTTCATTGAATGCCTTATCAATCACATTCACCATTATGCGACGAGTTTCAGCATCGTCGATAATATTTCGCATCAATCCCTTGATGGTATTCTTATTGGTACTTAGCTTGTCGGTAATATCACTTATCATGCAGCAACTCCAAAGTAGAGTTGATATGCAATCGTACCCATGCTATCAAGTCCTGGGTTAGGCACGTTTCCAGTGCCAGTGAATCCCTGTCTTTCAGTTGGAAATTTTTGTGGCATAGGTCTTTGGCCGTCTCTACCAACATTAACGATCGGCATTTTATTAGCCGCTTCTTCGCTCTTTTCCGTTGCCTGGATAATTTTTGCACCAACAGTAGATGTAGACTCTCCTGTTTGAGTCGGCGCAGCTGGTTGTGGCGTTGCTGTTTCTCCGCCTGCTACCTTTTCAGCCGTTGCAAGACTTTTAGCTTCTTGAGAAGTTGGAGCTGCAGATGAAGAAGGCGCAGATGACGGAGGTGGAGTTGAACCACCAGAACTTGCCGATGGTCCGCCGCTTGAAGATAAAGCTGGTGCAGCATCTGCTCCGGTAGACTCGCCTCCACCGGGAGCGGCTGGAGGAGCACCACTTGGAGTTGTGGCACCTCCACCACTAGTCGAAGCAGCGGGTGCTGAGGCTCCACCACCTGCCATTGCAGGAGCGGCCGCTTTTTGCGCCATCTGTTGCATCTCTTGCTGTGGATTGCCCGATGGTGTTGCTTGACCGCCAGAAGCTGTAGTTACACCTTCCTTAGTCTCTACCTGAGGAGACATGATTGAAGCGGCTTCAGCCTTTACGGCTTCTTCAATCTCTGGCATTCTTTCAGAGAATAATGGATCCTGCTCAGGTGGAACGCCATACACGCCTGAGTAAATATCTCTTGATACCGATAGAACAAATGCCGGTATAGCCGTTGCCGGTCCAGCAAGACCGGATGTTGCTTCCAAACCTGCACCAACAAAGTCACCATCAAGCAGTTTACCGATCGCAAATCCTATACCGGCTGCAGCGCCGATAAGTGGAATAGACTTAAGTGCGGTTTTACCGATAGCCTTTGTAAGGATTGGACGAGCGAGTCTTCTCACTACATCCTTTGTAGCACCAGCTCCTCTAGCCGCTTTTGCAGCAGCGTTTCCAGCTCCGGTCTTGATTACGTTTCCAATGCCTCTCGATGCAACACTCTGCTTAACATTGGTTGCCATACCACTAAGTCTGGCCTGGGACCTTCCTACAATACTTCCAGGACTGAATCTGGTTCCTTTGTATCCCTTACCTCTTCTAAAATTCTCCATGAACAAATCGCCGAAGCCGCGGGATTCTTCCTCTTCACCCGCGCCTTGACTGTCGATGAGCTCTTGAATTGTCTGTGTAAGAGAATCTAAAGCTTCAGAGAACGCATCAAACGTCTGGCTTAGTTGACTTCCATCATTATCATTTGCTGCCTCTGGTACAGCATCCGGTTCATTGTCATTTGCCGCGATATTAGACTCGAGGTGTTCCTCATCCGATGCTCTAACGGCATCGACTTCATTTTTAAGAAGAGTGTTCTGACGGTTCTGCGATATGTCACGAATATGAGTGACTACCTTTAGAAGGTCTCCAAGCTGATCATTGATTGCTGAAATTGAAGGCTTGGTTACTTCACGGGCGGTCTTTGGAGTCTTCTTTGCTGGTATAGGTCCGGCTTCGGATCCACCCTTACCACTGAAATACTTTTTGCCACCGATGACTCCTCGAAGAAGCTCAGCTTTTCTTATTGCTCTGGCTGCCTTTGCACTAGTATTACCACGGTCTCTATACCACTGATCCATGTACAGATCGCCCATGAGATCCATTTCTCTACGGGCTTTTCTTCTTAATAGTTTTCTACCAGCTTTAGTTGTGATTAGTCTTTTCGCCGCTCTACCTTTACGGGCTAAACTTGTTCCGCCTCGACGAACGGCACCAGCAATTGCCTGCCCACCTCTAGAGGCAGCTAATCTTCCAGCAAGAGCTAGTAATGGTCCTGGCATTAGATGTTTCTCTTCTCAGCTTCTTCTTTTTGTTTTTCGAGATAAGCCAACAACATTTCGACGTAAATATCACGCTCAAACGGAATCAATTTTTCAATCTCGTCAATAGAGTATTTATGATGCTGAGCCAGAGCGAACACGGTGCTGTAGTAATTCTGGAGAGAATTATGACTCAGCCCCAAGTAAAAAAATCGCGAAGACTCGTCAGTTCAATTGAACGTTCATTACCAAGAGAATTCTTATACTCAATCTTGTGGTACATCTTTGGCAGATCGCTGAAGAACTGACGGATCTTATCATAGGTCTCAACATCAAGGTTATCGATGAATGCCTGTACTTCAGCTTCCGGTTCTTCGGCTACGATATAGACATTATCCTCATCATAGATCTTGTCGATGCAGCTACGAACCAGATACTCAACGACATCGGTTCCAGTTGCATTCTCAGGAATGTTATTGATCGTTTGCACCGATGGGTACTTCATAATCATGCCGATCTCGTCATTGATCTTGATCTTGTTCGACTGAGTTTCAGTCTTCTGAATCTCTACTTCATCCAGATCAATCTCAAATGTGTAGACCTTATCATCCTCAAGATCTCGGTAAGACACCTCGATGACGTTATTCACCGAGCGAGCACGAAGCTTGAGGAACATGTACTCAAGATCAAACGTCGCCAAAGAATCAACGTCAAAGTCTGCATCAAGAATACAGTTGTTGAGAATCTGCTTGATTGCAAGGATGATGTCTCTGTCGGTGTCGCTCTGCTGAGCAATCAGAAGAATCTTTTCTTCCTTGACTAGAAACGGACGAAACTTAACTACCTTATCTTGAGATGGTATAGTCATTTCAAAGATAGGCGTATCAATTTTAGGTAGTGCCATTATTTACTCCATTATGATGGTTTTCCGAACACTGTTGGCCCGGTTGTGGTAGAAGGAGCTTGTGTTCTATTCATTTGTGGTGATGTTTGGTTTTGTGGTGCTATATTTCCGCGAGGCGCTTCAGTCTGTGGAACTGGAGGTCTTGGTGATCTATCAGATCCTTCGGCCAGCGAATAGTCGATGGTGAATTCACGAAAGGTAAATGGAATCATCAACTTCATAAGGCTGTCAGTGTTTTCCCAGCCAACATCAATCTGATTGATAGCCTTAGGAAACGCTCTTAGCATTGTGACTTTTTGAACTCTT